TCATCATTATTAGCACAGATCACCTGTAAATGTAAAACGTTTTCCCGCACAACCGTTCTACCGCGCACCCCTCGAAAAGTGTAAAGCGTTTCCCGAACACATGTTCAGGAAACGCTTTACAGACAGAACGCCTACGCCCGCCCAGCCAGCCCTACCGCGCGCGCCACCGTCCTATGGCGCGTGTGGTGGCGCGCGCACCGACACTCACACCCGCCCGCAACGACGTTACGCGCCTGGAAGACCCTGACGGGCGAGCCGCCCGCGCCCGCCACGCGCGATCTCATCCCGCCAGCCCTACCGCGCGCGCCACCGTCCTATGGCGCGTGTGGTGGCGCGCGCACCGACACTCACACCCGCCCGCAACGACGTTACGCGCCAATCGCGCAGGACCGCACAGGAAGCCCTCAGAGACGCCGAAGCCATCAACCCGCAGGGAGTCACGGACAGAACGCCTACGCCAGCGCAAAGCCCAACTCTCTCAAAATTACGGCATTATCAAACGGAATGAACTGCATCACCCAAAGATGATAGCCCGCCAAATACTTCCCGTTCACACCAGCAGCGAACCGCTCTTCAAAACCAACACGAGCCAACACAATGGAACCACGAACATTATCAAGAGCTTGAACCACCAAATCATCTTTCGGAGAGTTACCGCGCACCTGAAGATACGAACGATAGAAAATGGCAATCGGCACATCAACCCCTTGAGCGTAGAGCGTCACATTGCCGCGAAGACGCACCAATGCCCAACTGCCGCGCGAATTGACGCCCGAAAGAACTTGCGGTTGAGAGTCAACCTCAACCAACGCGAATAACGGAAGCGTCTTTGGACCCATTAGAAACCTCGCTTTCCACGAAAGAAGAACCATACCACGAGAGCCGCGCCAGACAAAGCAAGCGTCAGTAAACCCGCCAGGACGAACATTGCCAACACATCAAGCAAGCGCTCAGCATAAGAAGAGAGATCAAGAATGGGATAATTCAGCAAGAGGAGCATAAGCCTTTCCCCCTACCACATCAGACAATACAACCCGCTTATCGCGCGTGTTGTACTGACCAAACCAGTATGTTGCGTCAATCGACATCACGCCAACATGCCGCACCGACTGACCGGAATAGTCGGATACGAACAATTCCGCCCGCACCCGACGCTTCACATAGTTGTACCGACAGAATACCAGATAGTTCGTCAGATCACGCAATCGAATATCAACCCGACGAAAACTCTGAGCCGTGTAAAACAACAAACAACCATCTTTTCTAATCAAATCAACCCACTGCGTCACCATAATACTCTTCTGCGACTTGAACGCGCGCGAATCAAGCAGCGCCGCGTGTATCTCATCAATCGCAATCACAACATTACGCGAATTGATCAACTGCGCAAGATTTTCAAGACGAGACGCCACATTCGTATCATAATTCGCCACCGCGCCGATCCCAAGCGACCGCGACGCCGCATCCGTAAACGCTGTCATCGTCAACGTCTTACCACTGCCAAGCGAACCGAAGAAACCGATTATCAAGCCAGGACGAAACATCACTTATCTCCCAACAGACGCATCCTTCGATCATCCTCATACCGCGCTTGAGCCATCAGCGCATCAACCAGCCGACGCGCCGACATGGGAGACTGGTGCCCGCGAATATCCAAGAACCAGCGCACAAATTCACGACCCCACGCGCCACCGTACACCCAAACAAACGTTAATTCGCGGATACCGTCCGCATCAAACTGCACATTACTGCGTACCAGCGCATCCACCAAACGAGCATTCGCATCATCAAACGAAAAGGAAAAATCGGTCACTTGTCGCCCCCAGGATCATCAAACGGCGCTAAACGTAATGGACGCATCAAAATATCCGACACTACCGCACGAATCGCCTTCGTATCCGCAGAAACCGACGTCAATGAATTGACCGCATCCCCCACGCGCAGATACGTCAGCACCGAGAAAACCACCGGAATAATCAGCGCCGCAACCCGCGCCCAATTCACCAAATCCCCGCCAGGACGGAACAGCGCGCCCCGCAGCACGCTCACCCGGGCCCGCTCAAAACGCTCGTGGTCGGCCAGCGCCAACGGCTCAGACGCCACCACATAGATCAGCAAATCCGAGTGTTCCACCGGAGTCGCAACCGAATACGGGTACTCAATACCATCACACACGACCGCGCCCGCCACATCCCGCGCAGGACGCAATCGCCACGATGCACCATTCCAAAGCAACAGATAGCACCCGCGACCCGCAAGATTCAGCCAACCGCGACGAACGACGTAAATCGCCAGCAACCCGCCTGAGATGAAGGCAAGAACAATCGCAAGCGTCATGGACGCACCCGCGCAGCCAACGCCAGCAGACGCAACATCAATAGCGACACCTCAATGCCAATCCACAGCGATAGCGCAATAAACAACACCCGAATCGCAACCACATAATCAAGCAAAACAATATACGGATGCATTTGACGCAAAAACTCTTCAAACGACCAAAAGAACGGCGAAACGCCCCAATCGGATGGAAGCAGACGTTCAATCTGCGTCTTAAACCATATCCATAACTCATCCATCGCCGACCCCCGCAAGACCACGATACCGACGCATCACAATCGCAACGAACACCACGCCGACAATCGCAAACGTCAGACCATAGCGCACCAGATTACGCCAGGGTTCAGTAACTTCAACCACCCGGCAAAACCCAACCGCCGACGCTCGCACATCCACGCCACCCGCTATACGGGCAAGCGACGAAGACGTAGGAGCGACCGGAAGCACTGTCTGAATATGCGCATAACAATCCGACGGATGCGACCAATCCAAAGCCGAAAGATCATTAAACACCTGACTGGCAACCGCCAACGACGTACACGGTTCAACCTCACATGCAGAATTCACTTCGGGCGACGGCGTAACTGTCGGAGAACCAGTAGGAGTCGGAGTCTGCGTCCGAGTCGGAGAGCCAAACACCGTAGGAGACGGCACGATCGACGCTTCACAGAAGTACGCAATCCCCATCCCCGACGCAGCAAGCCGCACCCGCGCAAAGCCGCCATCCCCAGGAACAAGCGGAAAGGGAGGATCAGACGACCCCCACCGCGGCAACCGAACAGAACCGACATCAACCCCATTAATCCGCGTCACCGACACCGGCCGAGTAGGAATACCCGAATAGAGCAACCAATTCCCCGTAAGCGTCAGATCGCGCGTACCGGAAATCTGGTACGACGGGCACTGACCCACGCCAAACGTCGGCGACGGCGTATTCGTCGGGCGAAGCGTCCGAGTCGGGCGAAGCGTCCGAGTCGGGCGAGGAGTAGCCGTATTCGTTGCAGTAGGAGTAGGAGACGGAGAAGCCGACGGAAGAGCCGACGGAGTAGCCGTACCAGAAGGCGGGGCAACCGCAACCCACAAGTGAAGGCGACCGATCGCATGCGGGTAATACCACGTAATACCAACCAAAACAGTACACTGACCCTCAGTAATCGTCGTACACGGATTAATGCCCGAATCAACACGAATATACGCATTAGGAGTCCAATGTTCACCAACGCCGTTTCGCCAAGGACCAGTACTAGTCATATCGTACATGCCACCCGGCGGACCCTGATAACTATACTGCCAGTCCGACAAATACCCGCAAATGCCCCAAAACTGCGCAGGAAGAGCATAGACGCCAGGGGGGGGATAAAACCCAGTAGGTTCATAATTACCTTGTAAATCAAGATTCCAAACCCCCGCATACTGCCACACAGCCGAATACAGAGTCCCACAACCAGATGAGTCGGGAACCACAGGAGTACGAGTCGGAGTCAGAGTCGGAGTCTCCGTGGGGGGACGCGGCGAACAAATCGCAACTGCAACTTCAGGCGCCCAAACCAGCAACGGCAAACCCTGTTCGGTCACATTAATTGATGAGTAGAACGACAGCACCTGTCCGTACACCAGAATATCTTCAGTAACAGCAAAAGCGTCCCCAATAAATCGCAACTTCCGAATGTCGCCCGTCACCTGACCAGTGACAACACTTCGTACATCAGACAAGCCAAACTGAACGGTAGGAGAGGACGGAACGCGATCCCCAACCAATTCGGCGCCCAGATACACAATAATATCTCCGGCATACAACTGGTACTCTGCAACATGCCAACCCGTATACCCGGCGCCAGGCACCGACGACAGCGCCAGCCAATGCCCTGCAACCACATCGAGCACACAATCGTAATCAGGATACAATGACTGCACCTGATCGAGCGTCCACGGCGGATCTTCGCCAGCGCGACGACCAGGAGGAATCGTTTGCGCAAAGGAGGAAGCAGGAATGAACGCAAGCATGGACGAGAAAGCCAGGAAAATCAGGATGCACCGCATCCGCATCGCTGTCGGCATCTTCCTCGGATTCGCCTTCCCGCCCATCTGGATACTTACCTACCTTGAAATGAAGGAACTGCAAAAACTGCTCAACGAAGCATAACCAACGACATGCGCTCTTCCCTTGCACAGGGAAGAGCGCACAAGCCATGCATCAGCGCAGCAAGGAACGCGCACGCCGAAGCGTATAAAACCCAAGCGCAATACCGCCCGTCAACCAGACCACGTTCGCATACGCCCCAAAAACTGCGGTAGCCGTGTCAGCGATCGAGTCCTCAGAAACAGCGACAAACTCCATCGAGACAGTGTAAACGTCAGGAGTAGGCTGCGTCACCTGAGCATACGAAACCGACGGAACGATGAGCGTGGACAAACCAACCATCAAGGCAATCGCAACCACAACCGCCGCCACCGGAACCCAACCAAACGACCGACGCTTGACAACGCCAGTTCCCTGATCAACGCGCTCAGACTGCTCAATCATAGAAGCACCTCGAAGCACCTCACGCATACATACGAAACCAACCAGCGATAAACGCAACCACGACAAGCAACCCGCCAGCGAAACCGACCGTTACGTTGATATCAAGTATGGCAACACACCCCCCTTCACGGCATCAATCTATGCAAACCCGCCCAAATGACGGCGACCAGCACCGCCAGCAGGATAAATACACCTGTCGCAAAAAATACGCCCGTCACCGACGCACCACCATCACTGCGAGAAAACCAGAACACAATATACCAAAAAACACAACCGCGTGAAACGTCATCTCATCCCACGGAACATCAACGGGAGAACCGGAACAGGCACGAAAAGCATACTCATCATCACCAAGAATATAGCGCAAACCACGATCCACAACTACGGAACCAGGATCAACAACAACTGAGTATACGTCATACACGAGCGTCACTGTTTCAGAAACAGTAAGCGTACCACCAAGATACGACTCGACATCATCAAAAACGCCATTGCCCACAAAATCAGAACATTGTGATTCTTGAGCCGAAGCAACCGGGGGAAAGCACAAGAGAACGGCGAAAAGCAAGGCAGCGGCAAAAAACAAGCACCGCTCATCAAATCGTATTACACGACCATCAGACAACCCATAGCCTTCCTCAGAAGCCATCATAACAAACCCCTGACAAAGCATAACACCCTGATCTAGTCAGATCAAGGCGTTATGGTACACAGATAGACTAAGAAATTAGACTATAACCGTTTATTACCCGTCAGGCTTACGATACAAGTAATCTGATAGGTAATTACGTGTAAGCCGTAACATCGACGAACCGGGCCGACCGAAGACCAGGATCATGTACGAGCCATCAAACCACGTGTTCAGAACGTTGCCATTGTGAGCAATCGTTAAACGCTCAAGATACGTATAGATAGGAACGACTTGCTCTTTGCGACCAGCGACAATAACGAACGGATCATCCAACGAACCGGAAAGAGCCGCATCAGAAAAACGACCCAACATCTTACTTCCCCTTCTTGCGATACATCGAACGCGACTTCGCAGCCGCGCGCATCCGGTATTCCTCGTGCAACACCCTGACGATTCGATCCGGCAGAACGCCAGGCAAGGCATCACGCCAGAGCCAGTTATACGGCGACTGCGAACTGGCGACGGCGAGATACGAAGGCGCCTCAAACATCGACTCTTGAGCGTACCCAGTGAAAACATCAGGAAACAACGGAACGCTTCTGTACAGACTTCCTGTTGCATTTACAGAAGCATCCTGAAGGTCGCCCTGATCAGGGGCGGAGACACGAGCGACGCCATGTTCGTACTCAACAAGCACGTAAGGATGTCTACGCAACTGATCAAGCGCCAAGCCAAACTGAGCCACACAGTGACCGGCGACACGATTGAGCATGTGATAGGGCAGACCAGTGACATAGATCGTGATCATTCCGAGACCTCCTCAACCGCTTCAGGAACCAGGTTAACAATCGCCTCAAGCAACACATCAGCAATCGCCCGCCTGATATGAAGATCGTCCCAAGAAACCTCATCACCAGCAAGCGAAGCAAACGCCGCTGTCAGAAAGCGGTAAAACGCCTCTTCAGCCCTGTACTGCTGCAGATCAGGATACACCGCCAGCGAGTCGCGAGCAATATCCCAGCGCTCATGAAAGAACCAATAGAGAGCAGCATACGAATTCATTGTAAACCCTCCTGAAGAATAGTCGCCACCAATACGCAGTGGACAGCATGCCAACGACGAGACATGACGTAATCAGCCAAAGAGCGACCGAGACGAACCAAACCCGCACCCATAAATTACCTTCCTTTCCTGTATTAATCACGACTTCCTATCAAGGATCACCAGAGCTTGTCAAAGATTACCGGGATTTGCCGCCGACAGCGGAGAGATTTCGCCGCCGCCTGTAGCGCCTCTCTCTCCGCTGCTTGCAGCAGCGGAGAGAGAGGGCCGCCGGGTTTTAGGGTGTCCCGCGTATTTTGTTCCTGGCGCTTTTTTAGGCTTCAACACTCCAAACGCGCTCACTCTCGCGCTTCGCGCGACTCAGTTCGCGCGTTTGGAGCCAGTTCACGCGTACCGGCGAGAAAGATTGTTCAAGCGGTGTTTTACGTTTTTACGGCGCGTTTCCCAAAAAACCGCGTGTGATTGTAGCGCGCGGCATTTTCGCGCTGTCAAGACCTCGCTTCGCTCGCAAGCGCCTTCGGCGGTCTTGACAGCGCTATGCCGCGCGCTGAACCTTCGGTTGCGGTTTTTTGGCGAAAAACGCGCGCGCGGGCAGAACATTTGTGCGACTGTACCGTCACCGCCTTGCTGTACCGGCACAACAGCCGGTCCCCTATGGCGCCACTGCCTTGCCGTACCGTCACCGCCTTGCTGTACCGGCACGACAGCCGGTCCCCTACGCGCCATTGTCATTGCCGAGCCATGGCAACACCGAGTCATCCAGATGAACACGGTAGTACGCCCGCGCCCACTCAACCAACCTACGCACCAACACGCGCCCACGCTCAGAACCGTCAAGCGACACCACGACGCCGGCAATCAGCCGACCGGCGCCTAGCCGACCGGAACGCACCTGAACGAACGCGAACTTATCCGAAGACCCCCAAGGCTTTACCAGGACACACACCGGCGAAAGACCATCACTCATAGCGCCTCCCTTGCATGCTCAATCACTTCGGGCGAACTCTGTTCCGTCCAGACGAGCTCACCCCTATACCAAACTTCCCAAGCACCCGAATCGCCAGAACGAGTCTCATACCCGCCAGGCAGGAGAGTCGGGCACGCCTGCTTGAGAATGCGCGCCCACCGGCGAACCACAGCCGCCGTATCAACAATCTGAGCGTCAACCGGTTCACCCGTCACCGACGGAACCACAACTGGTGAATCGTTCACGAACGGCGAGTCAAACGATCCGACCAGCGCACCCACAGCGCCCGCCTGCAGACGCCCATCAACCCGCCCGACCTCACCCGCAACCGTCACCGGCATCCAGAGTTCCCCGCGATTCGCGTACACGTCGAGCCTGACGTAACTGCCCTCAAACGCATCAGGCAGCACGTACACGCCAGCAGGAGAACGAACGACCGCCACGACCGCGCGCGACTCACGATCCCGCAGCGCCAAGCGCACGAACGACACGCAGCACTCACCACGAGCCCAGCGCGACTCGTCGAGCGCCACATCGAGCGACTCACGATCCAGGCAAAAACCCGGCGCACGACTGGCAGGAGTCTTGCGAGTCGTGCTGAGAGTACGTATATGGTTGTAGTAGAGCAGCTTCTGACGCAAGAACTCATCCAAATCGCCCGAAACATACTCGTGATCCATCCGTTGCTTAATCCAAGAGTGGAACGACTCAACAGCGCCGTTACGCTGCGGCTCAGCCTCAGGAATAAACTGAATGCGCCGAACGCCCGCAGCAAACGCCCATTGCATCCAAGGACGCAAACGATTGCGACGCGGCATCGAAAAATCCGTCGTGCCGTTATCAGCCTGAACAACACGCGGCACACCGCCGAAAATTGAGAACAGACGCTGAACGTTGCGCAACATACCCGATTCCGACGGATTGTGCGGCAACAACACGTGAGCGCCCGAATACACATCACGAGCGCTCAGATACTCACGCAGCACGCCATTGCTATCGCGCAACTTAACCGTGTCAACCTGCAACATATCAAGATACACAGACGGCTTTTCATCCATCCAGTACCGACGCAGACCCAGAGAACGGCGACCGCGCGGCAGCGACAAGCCAGCGTCAGCGAAACGGCGCTGTATAGTCGCCTCACCAACGCTAAACGCATACCTGTCTTTAATCTCACGACTGGAGAGATCAGGATTAGCCGCCTTTATTGCAACCGCCGCGTACAACTCATCAACGCGCGCGTCACCCAGATCGCGGGCGAGAAAATTCCGCACCGACGCCAGGCAAAGGCCTGTCTGCGCCGAAATTTCGCGCAGCGACAGCCCTTGCGCGCGCAACTCGTGCACGCGCGAACGACGCTCAGCAGCAACCTCAATTGACACACGAGGCATAGCACACCCCTTGGGCGACCGTCAAAACCGATTACCTGACACAATTATACGGCACAACCCGTACAAACGCAATAGGAAATAGGTACTAATGTACGGATAGTACCGTATGATCATGAATCATAGCGGAAGAAACCGAACAACCCCAAATGTTCGGAAAAAGCAGTACAATGGAGAAAAGCAATGGAGAAAGGAAGGAACGCCATGAGACTGCGAAACAGACTTGACGAGATCATGAGAGAAACGCGCACCAGCACACGCGAACTGGCAGAAGGAACCGGAATAGACAAAGAGACGATCACAAACATCCGCCTGGGACGCACAACCAGGCGAGATGAAGCGTACGCGCGGATATGCCAGTACTTCGGGCTACGGATTGACGAGCTACTCTACCTCGAGGACGAAAACGATTGACAGTACCTCGAGGACAAAAACGAATGACAGTGGAGAGCAACCAAAACCCGCACAATCCGACGAAAAACACTTTACACTTCCGATATCGAATAATTTTTACACTTCGGAAAGACGGAGAGCGCCAGAAAAAGAACCTGGTGCACCTGAAGTGTAAGTGTGCTAATAATGATGA